AGTCATACTTCCTAGGAAATGTGCCTCTTTTTCAATTTCGTTTAAGGCGGAGTCTTCCTGGGTGTTAGTGGTAGTAATCATCGGCAGACGTCCTTCTAGATTCTGCATATGATGAATCATCTCATGGCAGAAAGATCTCATAACGTCTTTGGGGTGACGGCCTGTCACATACAGCACGATTTCTTTCTTACCAGGATCATACGAAGCTGTCTTACCAAAAGTTTTAGCAGCGTTTTCTTCATCTTGTCTGGTTTTGATCTCCGGTAGCGGTAGTACCTTCATACCTTTAGTTATCATGTGCTCCAGTATCCCGGCGATATACGGTACGTAGTTAAAGTACGTTCCTATTTCGTTGATGGATTTTTGCTGGGGTGTAAAGTCAGCAGGTCCTGTAGGTTCAGCCTTATTATAAATCATCGGGGTGATGACGATCGATTGACCGTTAAAATCAACGATTACATCCTCCGGGGCTAAGTCACGGAAGTAAACAGTAAGGTCTTGCATCCTTTGACGGACTACCGACGGGACGACCGAGATCGGGGTGACGGGAGTGCCCATTGTTACTTCAGCAACCTTGAGCTTGGGTGAATTATCGTTGGTTCTAAACTCGGGCTCGCTTCTATCCTTGCGTTTAAAGGCTGTGGTTAAGTATAAGTCCTTTAATCCGTCATAATCATAGCTTCCAATGGCCGATGTGATGTCTATGAGCTTGGTGAGGTGTGTGAATACGCGGTTAGAGTCCTTGGGAAGTTTAGCTAGAGCGTCTCCGTACTTATCATGAATCTTAGACATAAGGTCTAAGATATCTTCTTCGGTTAATCCTCTTTCAATCACTCTTTCTTTAAAATGTCTAGTAAAATTGATATCAATATCAAGATCGTCAAACATAGTGTCTAGAGTGGTTTCTAGTCTACTGAAACTAACCGACTCTCCTAGGAAATTGCTGAATACATCATCGATAGCTTCTGCCATTTTGTATTCCGGGGTTGCTTTTAATACAGAAAGAATAGCCTTTCTATCATCGCCCTGTATGACGTCAGGCATCCAGTCTCCGGACTTAAGGAAGTCGGAGTCGGTCCTGATCTGGGTAGCAGAGAATTTCTTGTTCATCTCTTCTTGTTCTTTGATAGTTCCTACAATTTTTAACCTTGCCTTATTGTAAAGCCCTTTTGTATTAGCCTGCAAAGCGTTATATTTCTTAAGATCTTCAGGATCGGTAGAAGAAACAACCACGTAGTCTTGCTCTTTATTATTTTCAATCTCTTCATAGATTGAGCGTACAGGTGACATAGGAGCAATCTCTATTTCAACGCTTTCCTGAGGTATCTGTAAGTATCTAGTATAGATCTTCCAAATATCTTTAGCTTGCTCAGGAGTAATAAGTTCTCCTTCTCTAACCCCTCTGCCAATGTAAATCTTCATAGATGTTACTTCCTTGGAGAGCTCATTGGCGAGGTGGAAGTGTCCCTTATGGGGTGGCTTAAACCCACCGCCATAAAGTCCGATCACATCTCCTTCAGCCTCTGTTAGAGTTTGAGCTACTGCTGAAAGAGCTTTCTCTTTATTATCTCCTTTAGAAGTACCTACTTCCCCGGACTTAACCGATACCATCGAGCGGAAGATTCCCGCTACGCGGTTCTTGCTTCTAGGATTTTTTAGCGAGCCTGTAACCTGATCTAAAAGCTTTTCAAAAGACTGGCTTAGATCAAAGTCCTTTAGAAGGTTTTTGATATCCTGCCAGTTGTTGGACTTCCAGATCTCTTCTCTAGCTACTTCCTTAAAGTTGTCCAGAGTTACTTTTCTAAGGGTTAGATTTACGCTAGAAAGGTTAAATTCGTATTCTTGATTTGCCTCTAAAGGCGGCACGTTCTTGATACCTAACCGGGCAAATACTTCGGCCGGATCCTGCTCTAGTAATGAAGTCTTAACAAGTCCTAGAATCAAACCCTGCACTTCAGCGGGTAGATCCAGGAATGAGTTCTTAAACTGATGCTCTACTTCCGATAGCGATACCATAATATCTACCTGAATTGATTCCCCGGGTGCTCCTTTGATAGGGTACAGGACTGAGATGATCTCTCCTGAATTGTAGAATCTTTTGCCGGCATACCTCTCACTCTGGAAAGGCATGATCAAGGAGTCTGGCATCTTTGATACCGTATCGATAATGGCCTGCTTGGCTACTTTCTTATCATCGTACTCAAAGGTAGCGATGATGTCTAGATCGCCGAAATCAGGCTTTGAACCTGCTTTCACGCTCCCGGAAAGACTAGAGACTTTGTAGCCGGGGATCTTACTGAGTACTTTCTCGGTAAAATCGTTAAACGTATCCTGGACGTTCTGTCTCTTGATTCTATTTCCTCCTGCTACACCGCTCATTTAATCTGGTACTTTATAAGTTTGGAATCCTCGGGTAAAAATTTACCCTTTAGCTGTAACCTCTCCTGACTGGCGATCCAGTAATCCTGAAGATCTTCCGGGATATCGGCCCGGGTACTGTCCAGTATCTTAAGATAAATGTCATAGACTCTATTCAGGTCCTGCTCGCTTAAGTTCTTCTTAAGGGCTTCAATGATGCTAAAATAGTTCTCTAATATCTCATTGCTAAAATCAGCACCGTAGAGTTTGTTTAGTAGCTCGATGGCCTGGGTAGGGGTTTTAGCTTCTACCTCCTGGGTGTCTTTGTTCTTAACTCCGTAGTTATGAGAGAAGATATATCCTTTGTTTGCAAATAGGGCTACCAGGAGCTGGGTCCTATGCAGGCCCTTAACGTTGCCGGAGTAAACGCTAGAATAGTAAGCGAACTTAAGCCAGTCTATATCTCCTACATTTATATCGATCTGAACGTTCTTGTCTAACTGCTCTCCTGCTTCATTAAACTGAGGGGCCTGAAGGAATAATGCACCAGCACCCGATCCTTTTACGTCAACAGCGAGGTTGGTATCAGACTCTTGAATTTTTTCGGCAATAGCTACAATCACCGCTCTTTTCATAAGCTGGTCTTCAGAAGCTGTTCTAGATCTCTTTTTAAAAAGTTCAAAGAGCTCCTGGACGTGCTGCTGATCTAAACCCCAGTCCTGGATCTTATCAAAGCTCTGGTCTGAGATTGCTAGATCGATATCACCTGATACCTCCTTCTTACCGGCAGAGCCTAGGGTCTGCATCTGCCTGAAATGGGGTTCAGCAGCAGGGAATAACCTCTTGAATTCCTTTAAAAAGTTAAGCAGGGTAGGTTTGATATCCTCCCTGTTAATCTTATCTGTGGTTCCAAATACGTTTCCTCCCATTTTTTGTACTATTTATCTCCCTAAAGATAGGCTCTTTATAAATAGGTTACAACTTTACCGATAAAGGATATGTTTGAAAGGATGGTTCGTCGGCGGGATGCTCTAAGAGATAGAGTTTGTAGATGAGCTGGAACAGTTCAAAGTTCTCATCGATGTTATCAACTACTTTAAGCTCCCATCCCTTACCCTGGAATGCTCCGTCCTTACTTGAGGCGGTTCTCTTAGTAGATTTTAGCCAGATAATGCCCGTCCGGTCGATCTTCTGGCCGTACATCTCCTCCCAGGCCTTGGCATAAGCCGACAGCTGTAACTCGTGAGACTTATGCAAAGAGTTAGAGGTCTTGATATCTAACAGCCAAACCTCATCACCGATCTTAGCGATGATGTCAGCAGTACCGGCGTACTTATAGACGTCCGAGAAGGTAAACTCTTCTGTAGCGATGACTTCAGGAGCCATAGCCTTCCAGGCTTCAACGAACTTATTGATCATCTGCCATACCAGCAGCGAGTACTTAGCTTTGCCGTAGTCATCCATCCACTGAACTTCCCCGCCTTTGATCAGCTCTTCAGCTGCATTGTGGACTGCCGTCCCTTCTTCTCCGGCCCTTCTCATGATGAGATCGGCGTTATGACCTACGTCCTTGATCCACTGCTCAAAGAACTTATTCTTAGGCATGTACTGTAGAATGGTAGTAACGGAAGGATAATATAAGCCTTCACCTCTTCTGTAGACCCGGCGGTCCGGCAGAGTGATCTGCTTTAGCTCTCCGTCGAACTGAATGCGTTTTTGCTTATGCTCTAAAAGAAAATTGGAACCTGGATAAATCATACGAAAGCTAATTTGTGTCGGAGGAGGTCACTGAAGGTGAGCTCCTGGGACTGTTGAATATGGTGGGTGAAAGTAGTAAAACCCATCTGTGAAGGATCTTTATCGATCATGTCTACAAGGAACACTCGTTTACCCATAGCTAGGAATTGCTCAGAGTACCGTAGCGCACTTTTTAAAGCATCTTTATCCAATGCTATATAAATGTCTTGAACCTTGTTTGACACTAATTTTAACATTAAACTCTTAGATAAGGACTTACCTAGGATCGGGACGGCATTACGTTTAACAGCCATGGCATCGAAGACTCCTTCAACCAAGATGACGGGCTGGTCCCAGTTAATTAAATTCTCAAATCCTATCACATCCTTGGATGCGGGTGGATTCTTGTACTTAAAATAACTATTCTCAAAGGTCCTGCCAACAAAGAAGTTAAGCTGATTATTTTCATCATAAGAAGGTACGATGATTCTTCCAGCATAGTCTCCGGTGGTGCAGTAGCCGATGTTGTATTTTAAAAAGTCGTTCTCGGTAAGACCTCTCTTGTAGAGGTAGTTCCTGATCTTGTTTGCAATGACTGAAGTCTGGGTAGCTGTAGCGAGGGGTTGAAACTCTTTAGGAAGCTCTACGAATGTAACTTCGTAGTCAGCTGTCTCTCCTTTCCTGACAAGCTTTAGAACCTGGTTAGCTTCATCCTTACCTAGCTTCATCTGCCTTAGCAGGGACTTGACAGTCCTACCTCTGGCACTGCAAACCCAGCACTCCCACGGATTCTCACCCTTCTCGTTGGTACTCAGCTTGATCTCAAGCTTGGGTTTGCGGTGGTTGCAGAACGGACAACTAAATGCATAGTTATCCCGGGCTCTCTTATTAGATTTCCCCAGTACGTTCTCGATTGCGCTTAGTAGTATAGGATTCTCCATTCGGAGGCATTACGTAGTTATAACCTTAATATAAGAACGAAACCGCTCCGAACCAACTTAATAGTCGATTAATTTTATTTCACCGTCGGCGGTTGACATTACGTTATTATCGTCTCCGTACATATCAACATCTTCAGGATCGATACCCGTTTGAACCAGCTCCTGCCTTGCACCGATAAAAACCTTCTGCAGGTACGGGGATAGGTTTGAAAGTAGACTCTTATCTCCTTCAGAAAAGAACTCATCCAATATACGAACATTCTTTTTAATTTCCTGAGAGTGTTCTTGAGAGAGCGGGTATAGGTTTTCAATTTGATACCAACCTCCTTTTTCCATCTCTACTGCCTTGCCGATGTTTGCTAGGTACTTAAATTTTTTTCCCTGGGCTTTGATCATATCCTGCATTTCAATGTCATCCTGGGTGATTTTTACTAGGTATCCTTCCCTAGGTTCGTATCCGAATTCCAGTACAGGATTGGGTGCACTATAAACAACCCCTTCAGATCCTGCTCCTACAAAGGTAGCTCCAGCAGCCTTAAAAGCATCTTTGATTTTAGAGTAAGTACTCTCAGTGAGAAGGGCTTGAATTAGTTTCATATAAAATCTTTCCTGTAGAATTTACCTAAGATGTTATCGTTGTAGTATAACTCGTTATTCTCAATGGCACTGTATTTAAATAAATATTTGCACTCATAGTAGGTAAGCATCTTTTTTCCGGTGGCAAGTTCTAAAATCTCTTTCTGGAACTCTTCTTTGGGGAAGGTTCTGGTTAAAGATAAGAACTCTTTGTTGGATCCGTAATAATTGGCCCAATCACTTTCTTTGGTGACTAGTTTGGTAGTTGGCTTACGGCCGGGGCCGGTCTGTTCGGAAATCTCTTTTTTGGTAAGCTTTACCTTCCGGGTAAAGTACATGACTTTTTTGCC